CCTGGCCGACATGGTCTTCACCGATCCGCCGTACAACGTCAACTACGGCGCCACGATGAAGGACAAACTCCGCGGCAATAAGCGGAAGATCGCCAATGACAACCTCGGTGAAGGTTTCGAACAGTTCCTGCGCGAGGCATGCGCGAACATCCTGGCCGTAACGAAGGGCGCCGTGTACGTGTGCATGTCGTCCTCGGAACTGCATACGCTCGAGAGGGCGTTCCGCGAGGCCGGCGGCCACTGGTCCACCTTTGTCATCTGGGCCAAGAACACGTTCACGATGGGGCGGTCGGATTACCAGCGTCAGTACGAGCCGATCCTGTATGGCTGGAAGGACGGCACGGACCACTTCTGGTGCGGCGCGCGCGATCAGGGTGACGTCTGGTTCGTGAAGAAGCCCGTCGCCAACGATCTGCACCCGACCATGAAGCCGGTCGAACTCGTGGAACGCGCCATCCGAAACAGCAGCAAGGGGCGCGATACCGTGCTCGATCCGTTCGGCGGTTCGGGGACGACGCTCATCGCCAGCGAGAAGGCGGGGAGGCACGCTTGCCTGATCGAACTGGAGCCAAAGTACTGCGACGTGATCGTCCGGCGTTGGCAGGAGTACTCGGGCCGGCAGGCCACGATCGAGAGCGATGGACGCGCGTTCCAGGATCTGGCGGTGGAACGCCTTGGGTTGGCTCCGTGAATCGTGCGTTGCCAGCGGGAACTGGCGGCCATTGAAGCAGAAATACGGAGTGGCAATCCGGATCTGCAGGGCCTATGCCTGGCGCTGTCGGATTGGTCAACTGAGCTGAGGATTCTCAAACGCCTGCCATGGAAGACTACGTGGTCCGACTTATTGTCCCGGCCATCGGGCTCGTCTCGGGGCTCATTGCAACGTACGTGAGCCTGCAGAACCGCGCCCTGCTGGCGGAGGTGCGCAAAGAGCTGGCGGAGCTTGAGAACCGCATCATCACACGAATCAACGGGACATACGTCCGGACGGGCGAGTGCCAATTGAGGGAGCAACTGGTTCGCGAGAAGCTGGCGACGCTGGTGCAGGAGATGCAGAACAGAACCGCCGCCGGCGACTAGCCAGGCGGCGGGAGGTGGGATTGGAGGCGGGTCCTCTACTGGGCCAGAGTGTAGGCGCGCTCGCCATCCTCGCGCTTGACGCTTTCGATCTTGAGGCCCATCTTCTTGCCGAGGCTGCCGGAAATGAAGCCGCGCACGCTGTGGGCCTGCCAGTCGGTTGCGGCCATGATCTCTTTGAGGGTGGCGCCGCCAGGCTGGCGGATCAGTTCCAGGACTCGCGCCTTCTTGCTGCCCTCGCGCGCCCCTTTGACCGTGGGCGCGCCGTCGGCGGCGGTGACTGCCTTACTCGGCCTCTTGGCCTTCGGCGCAACGTCGGGCGCCTGGGGCGCGGGGGCGGTGTCCAGGCGTTGGATGGCCTTCCAAATCCTGGCCGCGGCGCTCTTGCGGTCCGTGAACTTCTTGACCGGCTTGAGCTCATCGAAGGGCGTCACGCCGGCGAAGCCGTTCCAGACCTGGACCAGGCGGTCGCCGGGCCAGTTGGCGGCTAGTTTGGCGAGTTCCTTCTCGCTGGCGAAGTGCTCTTGGCTTTCGGGGAGCCGCTCGGCGGCAGGAAAGGCGGTGATGTTGTTGTCGGTATCGATGGCAAATAGTCTCATGGTTCGGTTTCTCCTTGGTTAGAACTTCATGCCGGCGAGTTTCCCGTCGGCGGTTAGCTGCAGATCCTTGTAGTAGCCGCTGGCAAGACGCGCCCAGCCGAAAGGTGTGTGGATCTCGTGGCGGGCGGCGATGCGGCTCAGTTTCAGGCGGTGCGTCCCGTTATCGAACTCCTTCTTGAGGTGGCCCCAGCGGTTGGGCGTCCACCCGTGGTGCATGGCCCAGGCGATCAGTTCGTCGCGGGTCATGGTCAACACTCCAGTCCTTTGGCGTCGACGGCGCTGCGATCGCCGAGGCTGGCGAGCACGTAGGCGAGTTCTTCGGTGACGCGGCCGAGGTCGCCCGGGTAGCCCCAGTTGGCCGGCTCCTTGGCCTGGTCGTTCTGGTGCTGCGCGAGGCGACCGGCAATGCGTTTCAGCAGGTCCTGGCACTCGGCGTGGCGTTCCGCGTAGCAGGCGGCGGCGGTTTGCTTGGTGGTCTTGGTGGTCCGTGGCATCGAACACATGAATCGCTTCGGTGGGCGGGAATAGCAACTTGAATCTGCACGTTTCGGGAAGAAAGATTCTATGGCGGCGTTAAGCCTGCGCGGCTACGCGAAACATCGCGGCGTGACGCTCAAGGCGGTGCAGAAGGCGATCGAATCCGGCCGGATTCACACCAATGCCGACGGAAAGATCGACGCCGAGCGTGCCGATGCCGAATGGGCTCGCAATACCGGCCCGAAGATGAGGCGAACGGCCGCAGCCGCTCCAACGCCGGCGCGCTCCGAGCACCCCCGTCCCGAATCTGCCAGCGGCGGCGGCCTCGATTATGCGATGGCGCGGGCGATCACGGCCAACTACGAAGCGCGCCTCATCAAGCTCGATTACGAAGAGCGCATCAAGAAGCTGGTCAAGGCCGATGAAGTCTCCATCGCAGGCTTCAATCTGTACCGCATGTTCCGGGACCAGATGCTCAACCTGCCCGACCGCGTGGTCGGCGCCGTCCTCGCGGAATTGCGGGAGGCGCTGCGGGCGGCCGGTTTGAGCCCGGACGCGGTCAGCCTGGAGAAGGTTCACGGAATCCTGATGGCCGAAGTGCGCAGCTTCCTGGAGGAGTTCGCGGATGCCGCCCACCGCTGACGAGATCTACTATGCCGCCGCGGCCGCGGGCGCGCGTCCGGATCCTCTGCTCACGATCTCGCAGTGGGCGGACAAATACCGGAAGCTCTCTCAGCGCGCATCGGCGGAACCGGGCCCGTGGCGCACGGATCGCACGCCGTACCTCCGGGAGATCATGGATTGCCTGTCGCCCTCCTCGCCCATGGAGCGCGTGGTCTTCATGAAGGGCGCGCAGATCGGCGGCACCGAATGCGGCAATAACTGGATCGGCTACATCATCCACCAGGCGCCGGGCCCCATGATGGCGGTGCAGCCCACCGTGGAGATGGCCAAGCGCAACTCGAAGCAGCGGGTGGACCCGTTGATTGAAGAGTCCGAGGTCCTGCGCGATCTGGTGCAGAGCCCGCGCTCGAGGGACTCCGGGAACACCGTGCTGTCGAAAGAATTCCCTGGCGGCGTGCTGGTCATGACGGGCGCGAATTCTGCCGTCGGCCTGCGCTCCATGGCCGCGCGGTTCCTGTTCCTCGACGAGGTGGACGCGTATCCGGGCGATGTCGAGGGCGAGGGCGACCCGGTCAACCTGGCCATGGCGCGCACCCGCACGTTCGCGCGGCGCAAAGTCTTCCTGTGTTCGACGCCCAAGATCACCGGGATGAGCCGGATCGAGGCCGCCTGGGAGGAAAGCGATCGGCGGCTGTACTGGTTGCCTTGCCCGGTTTGCCGCGAGTTCCAGGTTCTGAAGTTCGCGCAGCTACGGTGGCCGAAAGCGCAGCCGGAAAAGGCGGTTTACGTCTGCGAGCACTGTGGTCAGGAAATTCAGAACCACCAGAAACAGTGGATGCTGCCTCGCGGTGAGTGGCGCAAGGGTGCGGCCGGCGACGGCCGGACTGCAGGGTTCCATCTTTCGAGCCTGTACTCACCGGTCGGTTGGTTCGCCTGGTCCGATGCGGCCAAGCACTTCGAGCAGGCGCAGAAGAACCCGTCCCTGCTCCAGGTTTTCGTCAACACGGTCCTGGGCGAAACGTGGACGCTGCTGGGCGAGGCTCCGGACTGGCAGAAGCTGTACGATCGCCGCGAGTCCTACAAGATTGGCACGGTGCCGCGCGGCGGCTTGTTCCTGGTGGCCGGCGCGGACGTGCAGAAGGATCGCATCGAGGTCGAGGTCGTCGCGTATGGACGCGGCAAGGAATCCTGGTCAGTCGATTACCGGGTGTTCGAGGGCGACACCTCGCGCGTGGCGGTGTGGGAGAAGCTGAGATCGCTACTCGATGAAACCTATCCGGCTGCGGGCGGGATCGAGCTGCCGATCCTGCAACTGGCGGTCGATTCCGGGTTCGCGACCACGGAGGTGTACCAGTGGGCCCGGCGGCAGGGCGGCCGCGTGCTGGTCATCAAAGGTGACTCGCGGGCGCCTGCGTTGATTGGTTCGGCGTCTCCGGTTGAGGTCGGCCCGCTGGGTTCCAAGCTGAAGCGCGGCGTCCGGGTGTGGCCGGTGAACTCCGGCATGGCGAAGGAGGAGTTGTATCGCTGGCTTCGGCTGGAGCGGCCCACGGACGAAGACCTCGAGAAAGGCATTTCGTTCCCGCCCGGATATTGCCACTTCCCGAAGTACAGCGAAGAGTACTTCAAGCAGATCACCGCGGAGCAATTGGTCACCAAGATCGTCAAGGGATACCGCAAGTTGGAGTGGCAGAAGATGCGGGAGCGCAATGAGGCGCTTGACTGCCGGGTGTACGCTCGCGCGGCCGCGGCGCGCGTTGGCCTCGATCGCTTCCAGGAAAAGCACTGGCGTGCTGTTGCGGAACGGATCGGGGCGGACCAACCACCCGCGCCGCAACAGCCGCAGGCTACGACGCCGAAGGCTGCTATCCAACCGCGTCGAGGCCGGCGAGTGATTGGTCGTTTTGGAGTCTAATATGCCGAACACGTTTACCGACCAGCAGGTTCAGGACTCTCTCGATCGCATCGCGTCTTCGGAGAAGCGTGTTGTCGCTCCCGACGGCCGCGCGGTCGAGTTCCGGTCCACCGATGAGGAGATCAAGGCGCAGCAGTACATGGTGAACGCGAATCGGTCGAAGTCGGGCACGCGCCGCCGCCAGACCCGTCTGATGTCGAGCAAGGGCTTCTAACCGTGTTCAAATTCTCCAGTTTTCTGACCCGCTTCAAGCGGGGCGGGAGCGGTGTCCCGAATCGTCAGCCCGCGCGGCGTGCGAGTTCGTTCCCATATGAGGGCGCAACCACCGGCCGGCGGCTTGGCACGTGGGCCACAACCCGCGATGCGGTCAACTCCGTGTGGTATCAGAGCGCGGACCAGTTGGTGGCGCGCTCGCGGGACATCGCGCGCAAGGACGGGTGGGCGGCGAAGGCCATCGACGAGTGGGTCTGCAACGCCATCGGCAACGGCATCAAGCCGCAGTCACTCCACCCGGACGAGGCTACTAAGCAGAAGATCCAGAAGCTCTGGTCGCAGTTCGCCAACGAGTGCGACGCCGGTGGCACGACCGATATCTACGGCCTCGAGGCGCTCGCGTTTCGATCGATGGTCGAAGGCGGTGAGTGCTTCGTCCGGAAGCACCTCCGGGCGATGGCTGATGGTCTGACGGTCCCACTGCAACTCCAGTTGATGGAAGCGGAGCAGTTGCCCTTCTATCTCGCGCGCCCGACTCCGGACACACCGCAGGGTAACGTGGTCCGCGCGTCGATCGAGTTCGACCCGCAAGGGCGCCGCACGGCTTACTACTTCTACAAGGAGCATCCCGGCGAGCGGTTGTTCTTCCCGAACTACCTGGACCTGCTGCGGATTCCAGCCGCCGAGGTGATGCACCTCTTCCGGCCGCTGCGCCCCGGGCAACTCCGCGGCATCCCGTGGCTCGCGAACGCTCTCGTACGGCTGTGGGAACTCGACCAGTACGACGACGCCGAAGTCCTGCGGAAGAAGTTCGCCGCGATGATGATGGCGTTCATCATCCGGCAGAACCCGGAAGATCCGTTCTTCGGCAACGAGCAGAGCGGGCCGCAGACCACGGACGCCGGCGGCAATACCGGCGACGACCAGCCCGGCGTGCAGGTCGCGCAACTCGAAGCCGGGACCATGATGGACCTCGAGCCCGGCGAGGACGTGAAGTTCACCGATCCGGCAGACGTGGGCGGCAACTATGAGGCGTTCGAGCGCCAGACGTTGCTGCGAATCGGCGCGGGGTTGGGCATGCCCTACGACATGCTGACCGGGGATCTCTCGCAGACGAGCTATAGCTCGATCCGGGCGGGCATCCTTTCGTTCCGCAGATTGTGCGAGCAGATCCAGTACGGCGTTTTCATCTTCCAGTTCTGCCGCCCGGTGTGGCGGGCGTTCCTCGAAGCGGCTGTGCTCGCCGGCCAGTTGGACGCGCGAGACTACCAGGCCAACCGCGCCGACTATCTCGCCGTCGAGTGGCACACGCCGAAGTGGGCTTGGGTGGATCCGGAAAAGGACGTGAAGGCCGAAGTCATTGCGATCCGGTCGGGCTTGAAGTCGCGCAGCATGTCCATCAATGAGACGGGTATGGACGAGGAGGAGGTGGATCGCCAGATTTCGAGGGACAACGAGCGTGCCGACGAACTGGGCCTCGTGCTCGACTCCGATCCGCGCAGGACGGATGCTCGTG